GACCTTCCAGCCGCCCTTGAGAGTTACAGGTCCAGGCGGAGGGGCAGTCTTCGACTCAACGCCGCCGATCTTCCAACCGCCCTGCGGATCCGCCATGTCATTTCACGAAGTAGACGATGCCGTCGCGCTTAGTCCACGTGTGGCCGTCGGGCCCCTCGGCCTGCTCGCCTTCCGGAATCTGATCCTGGATGGCTTTCGGCGGCGCCGTCCCGCCCACGATGCCGGCCTTGCGCGATTGATACGCCTGCACCTGGAAGCGAAGCGCCTTCATCTTCGCGGTAAAGCTGGCGCGATCGGTGGCCTTCAGATTCGGATCCTTCAGCAATTCCCCGATCCGGGTCCGCTCCGCGTGCGCCTTGTCTTCGTCCGCCTGGACGGCCGTCATCTGTCTGTTCCGCGCGTCCAGTTCCCGCTGATTGAAGCGCCCTTGTACGGCCGCCTGTCCCGCCGTGGGTGAGTCGCGTCGAATCCCCGCCGCCGTCTCACGCGACGTGTTGGCTGCCGTCGCTCGCGTGTTGCGCCCCGTCTCCGCTGTATTCGCTCGCGTATTCGCCGCCTCGCGGTTGTCTTTGGCGATGTCGATCTGCGTCCTCCTCCCCAGCGCCGCATTCGCCGAGCTCACCAGCGACGGGAGATTCTTGAACGGCACCTTCGCCCCCGGCGCGCCGAGCGCCGCCGCCGTTCCCGTGTCGATCGGCATCTCCTGCCCCGTGCTCGTCACGTACTGCGAGAGGTGCGCCGCATCGATATCGACCGTCTCCGGCAATCCCAACTTCTGCAGCTCCGGAGGAACCGTCAACTTGATCTTGCCGACCTTGGCCAGCGCCTCTTTCTTCGCCACCTCCGCGGCCGTCTCCCGCACGACGCCGCGGTCTTGCCGCGCTTCGATTTCCTGATCCGTCGGCCGGACGTACTTCTGTCCTTTGACCTTGACGATGCGGCCCTTCATGTCGCTGTCCGTCGCAGTGAGCTGCGGCACGACCGTCTGCTGAGTCATGGGCAATCCGTCCGCATCCGTCGCGGTCCGCGAGGCCAGCCGTCCGGAGAGGCCGTACTTCTTCCCGGTCTGCTCTTCGAGCTCATCGCTCGGCGTCATCGAGCGATACCCGCCCGCTTGCAAGCGCAAGGCGAGATCGGAATTCTGCCGCTCTTCCTGGCCCTGCTGGTACGTGCGCTGGTCGTTGATGCGCTGCTCTTCGAGCGCGAGCTGGCGATCCTGCGTGCGCTGGCTGTGCAGCAGATTCGCGAGGTGGAAGGCCTGCGTCAGGCCGCTCACAATGGGAGAGATCGGTTCAGGAGACATTAGTTACTCCTCACGTACCCTTTCGGGCCGAGAAAATCGCTGCCGCCGCCCTTCAAGAGCTGGCTCAACGTGAACAGGCTGGTTAGCGTCGACAGGCCGCTGTTGATTCCCGAGCCGACCGACGTATCCGGCCCCGTGCTCGTCGACGTCGACCCCTGGCCGGAATTGAGCAGCCGCTGGCCGATGTCCGCCCCGTGGGCCCGGTTCGAGTTAGCCATGGCCGCGAGCTGCCCCTCGAGATCCGAGATCGCGCCGCCGCGCGCGTACTCGGTCTTATAGAGCGAGCTGCCGAAATCGCCGGAGCTGCCATAACCCCTGCTGGCAAATTGCGAGCTCAACCGGGACGGGATATCCATGAACGTCCGGTTGATGTTGTCCAGCCCGGCCGTCCGGATCGGAGCCAGGCCCTTGGACGGATCCACCATCTCGTCGTTGCTATACGCGGCCAGGCGGTCCTGGAGCGCCTTCATCTCCGGCGAGAGCGTGGGCGTCGTCGAGCTGGTCGACGTCTTCGGCTTGTTGAGCAGACCTGACGCGATGCCGGCCCCGCCGCTGATCAGCGCCGAGATCCCCATGGCCGCTGGAATTCCTAATGGCATAAAAGTCCTTCTTCGTGAGCCCGTAGTCGAGCATGTCCACCAGCTCGCCGCGACGCAGCGTCCGGCCGCGGCGCACGCCCTCGACCGTGCCGCCGAGTTTCTGCCCCAGCGCCTTCACCTGGTGGTTGTCGACGAACGACGAGGACTCGATCTTTTCCGCGCCCCGCTCAAAAACCTGGTGGAACACTTCCTGCACCGCCGTGAGCGTCGTCTCCTGGCCCCAGAACGCCCGCGAGAACACCATGTGCGAGTAACCCAGGATCGGCGAGAAGCGCGCCACCCAGATCAGCCCGCCCAGCTCGCCGTCGCGGTACACGCCCCACGAATCGTCCGGGTTGACGGCCCGGAGCATCTGCGCTACGAATTCCGCGCACGTCTTCGGCGCAAAGTCGTCGCACACGCGATCGCGGAACGTCTGCATCCACTGCCAGACCAATGGCCAGGCGTACGCCGGAAACGGGCTTATTACCTCGACAGCCACACCCATGAATCGGCAGGTTTAAGGGTCAATCCACCCCCCTTACCAGTGGTACTCGTATGCCATTTGGCATATTGGTTTCCGCTTGAATTTCTGTCAGAATTCAGTTGTGACCCAAGAAGACATGGACTTCATTTCGAATCTGTTCCGTTCACTCGAAACCGAGATGCGCCGCGAGTTTGCCGAAGTCCATCGCCAACTGGCCGAAGTTACCACTCGCCTCGACGTGCAGGCCACTCGCCTGGACCGGATCGGCGGATTGGTCAACGGAGGCAGCCGCGCACTCACCCGCCTGGCGGAGTGGTCCGAGAAAACCGATGCGACCACGGAGGCCCTTACCAAGCAGGTCGCCGACATTGACCAACGGCTGCGAAAGCTCGAAGGCGGGAAACCATGATCGCCCGCAAACCCATCAACGGCGGCGCGCGTCCCAACGCCGGCCGCAAAAAACTACTCAGCCCCTGCCCGTATTGCCACAAGGAATTCGGGGCAGTCGATCTGCGATCGCATCTGCCGCAGTGCCGGAAGAAATCGATAAGTCAAAACTGAAAGAAGGAAGCTCATGCTGAAACTCTTACTGCCCCTGCTCTTCGTCTCTGTAGCTCTGGCTGCTGATCCCGTCACACCCCCGGCTCCGCCCGAATGCTTAACCCGGCCTGTCACGCTGGGAAGTGTGACGCTGTCCTGCGTTTTGCTGGATACTGATCCGGTCAATGGAGGTTCCGATTTCTCAGCCAATGAACTACGCGGGGGAGCCCTTGTGTTTCAGGTGCGCCTTTCGACCACCGATCCGGATGTGATCGGCTTCCGGGTGGGAGTCACCTACCTGTATCCCCCGAACGCTGTCGGCGCTGCCCCGTTTCCCTACACGGTATGGGGAACAGTCGGCAAAAGCCCGTCGTCTTCCGTCCCCCAGCCTGCGCCGCCCGCGCCTTACTTCCGGTACACCTTCCTGCTTTCGTACTCGGCTATCACCGGCATTCAAATCCAGGAACTGAAGCCCAGCAGCTCTCAGACGTTCTAGGCAATTAATCCGTGCGCTTGCAGGCGACTGATGACGGCGTTGATCGCGTTTCGGGCGGGGGTGTCAACTCCCGCGGCCCCCGCGCCGCTCGCTGGAGTCACCGCCGCGCCCTGCGCTCCCACCACCTGAGTCCCGCCCTTCTTATAAACTCCCGTCACCGCGTCCACATTCCCCGTCGCTAGATCGATCGTGAATAGAAGGTTCAGCGCCACCGCATTCCCGACGGTCTGCCCTGTGGCCCCGTAAACCGTCAACTGATCGCCGTTCTTCAGCAGCATGCAAGCCGAGGTGTGCGTCGCCACATTCACGCCGCCTACCCGGATCATGTCGAAGCCGACTCGGACGTTGTCGGCCCCGTAACACAGCAGCTCCAGCCCGCCGAGCCCGTCCGCCCGTACCTGAATCTGCGAGTCATCCGGCGCGTCCCCCACGTCCAGCGCTACCGGCTCAGTGGCTGTGATCGTCTCTCCATCGTCCAGCCACGGGCTTACCTGGACCCAGACTTGCGCGCTGCCCACCGTCTGCACCTGAAGCAAAGCGCCGGTATCGATCTCGGTCCCAAACGTCCCTACCGGAGTTCCATTTGCATCCGGACGGTTAGCCGCGAGGAAAAACAAACCCGCCACTGACCCTTCCGAGACCACCGTGACGTTGGTCGTATTGATCGTGCGCGTAGAGCCTGAAGATGCCGCCGCGGGCACGATGGCCACCTCCAGCTCCCGAAAGCGCGAGTTCAACTGGCGAATGAGATCGTCAGGCACGCCGGGAATCGGACCGAGCAGGGTGACGCTCATTCATCCACTCCGATATTCACCCAAGACGGGTTGGCCGGCGTCGGCCGAATCGGAAGCTGCTGCACCGACCACTCCGACGGCGGCGCGATCGGCAATTTCGCCTCCGTCCATTGACCCATCGGTGGAATTTCGAGCTTCCGTTCCTCCCACTGGCCAACTCCCGGAATTTCCAGCTTCACCTCGCTCCATTCCTCCGGCGTCGCCGGCAGCGGAATCGCGTACCACTGCCACTCCGGCCCCGGCAGCACCCGCGCCCAGATCCTCGCCTTATACAGCCGCATCACGCACCCGTTGGCCGGCACGATGCGCACCGAATAGATGTGCCCCTTCGTCGTCCCCAACAATCGGAATCGCACCGGCCGCCGCGACGTCGCCAGGATCGCCTTCGTCTCACGGACCGCGAGCGCGGTACCGGGAAGATCGGTCGACAGCGTCAGCGTGCCCGTCCCTGTGGACTCCATCTCCACGTCGATGACGCCGAAAATTGCGACTTGCTGGAAGCCCATTAGGTTCCGATCGAAATCGGCAGCGTGTCGAAGAACTCTCCCGACGCCCCGTCGAGATACACGCCGATGGTCCGCATCCACACCACGCCCGAGCGCAGTTGCAGCGCCCCGGTAGCCGGCGGATCCACGCGCGGATAATACAGCGTCCCTTCGAGCGGAGCCCCGTTCGCGTCCACCAGTGAAAACGTCCTCGACGCCGGCGCTTTATCCGCGTTGGTAACCGGCAGCGCCAGCGCGCCCGTCCGGTCCGTCAGATGCCCGCCCGGCATATCGGTGAAAAACTTGAACGTGCCCGCGCCGTCGGCCGACACATACTCGAGCGTGCATTCCTTGAACTGAGCTACCTTGCGAAAAGCCATCGTCTACACCCCTATTCCAATCGGCTGCGGCTGCCAGAACTCCCCTACCGTGCCGTCGAGATACTCCCCGATCGGCAGCACCCGCGCGCGAACTCCGTAAATCTTGTGCGTGTTCGGATCCGTGACCGTGTACCGCAGTAATCTTCCGTCCGCCGGCGCCGTGAGCACGATCCGCTGTGCCTGTCGCCCGACGGTCTGCGGGATCGCCTGCCCGCTGCCCTCGCGCGCGACGACTGCCCCGCCCGGCTTATCGCTGTAGACCTGCAGCAGCGCCCCGGCGTTCGGAGAGTCGATATCGAACTCGACCTGGTCCACCGTCTTGACTTCCGGGATCCCGTGATCCGTCTCGTCCGAATCGAACGATTTCGCCTCGCGCGCCTCCTCGTAGTAATGCAGGAGCATCGGCGTCTCGATCACGATCGGAGTCGTCGGCGCGCCGTTGCCGGTAATCCGGATCGAGAGGTTCCGCGCTTTGATGGGCGTCCCCAGCTCCGGATGTCCGGCTGCATAGGTGAGCGGCGAAACCAGCGGAATCACTTCGCGTGTGAGCACCGTGCTGGTGATCGTCGTCAGAGTAAATTCATCGGTGGGCACTCCTGCCACGGTAGGGAATACGTTCCGGTCCTTGCGCACCTTGACGGTGAGCGTGATTCCCTGCGTGTTATGAATCACCACCAGGTCGGCGAACGTCTTCTGGTGATCGGGTTTCCCGCAGTCCTGATACTCGCTCTGGAAGCCGAGCACGGTCCCGCCGCCGTAAGTACTTTCCAGCGAGAACACGCCCGGACCCGCGCCGAGAAAGGCCGTCCCGGTGTCGAGGAACGCGCCGTACCCGATCGGATTGTTGAACCAGCGCTGGGTCTCGATGTGCCCGACCAGCGAGTGCGCCATGGCGCCCGCGCTATTCGGATAGCTCACCCACAGCCGGCCGTTCTTGTAGCCGATCGCCATCTGCGAGCGGTACGCCGTGCCGAGCGTCGGCAGATTCTCCGTCGCCAGCCCGCGAAACACCGGGTCGACTTTCTGGGAGACCTTCTGCGCCCAGTCGCTGAACCGGTACACGCCGTCCGAAGCGATGAAATAATCGCCTAATGACGTCGCGACCACGCCGCGCACGCCGACCGTGCCGATGTCCGGCACTACCACCTCGAGGCGGCCGCCGTTGCCGGCCCCGAAGTCTCCCACGTTGCGCCAGATCGAGCGCTGCCGGTAGATCACGGTCATATTGGGATGGCAGACCATCGCCAGGACCGCATCCCCGGAATCGGTTCCGCAGTCCACCCAGTCGCCCTCGTTCGGGTTGGCCGCCGCGCGAAAAAAGCCGGGCTGCAGCGCCGGCGTCCACCAGATGCGGTTGGGGTGCGCCGCGCTCGAAGCCACCAGGATCCGGCCGTTATAGACCTGGTCCGCAATCACCCTCGCCGCCGGCGCCGCGTCGTGATCGCCTTCCATGATGATGCCGAGTTGCAGGAGCTTCGTATCGCTGTGGGTGTGGATCTCGTCGCCGTAATCGTCCACATAGGTGCGCGCGATATCGATCACGCCTTCGTTGAGCCTGTAGACGGTGGACGAGACCTTGCGGTAGATATGCCACCCCGTCGCCGTCGCGGGAGGGGTCGGCATGGTGATTCTGACGATGCTTCCGGCCACCGCGGGCGTGATCGTTGCCGGCGTGATCACCGTCGCCACGGTGGACGGGTTGCTCTCGCCAAGCGTGCCGTACTGCCAGGTGACGTAGTAATACAGCGCTTCGTTCGGCAGGCCTCCCACTTCCGGCGGATTGCCCACAGCCGGCACCAATGCGGCCCCGTCCACGCCACCATCGGTCAGCGTCGGAACTCCCGGCGGCGCCGGCGTCCAGTCCGACACCGTGGTCCCGTCGTCTTTTCGCTGCTTACTGCGGTTCATGATCCAGCAGTAGCCCTGGTAGCTGATCATGCCGAGCGGCGTGCTGTCGTATCCCGTGTCGATCGCCGCCTCCGCCGCGCGGCCGATCTGCCGGAGGTTGCCACCGCCGCCGTAGTAAATCCGGCCGTCCGCCTGGCACAGGCTGTCTTGGGCCGATGTCACGGTCGGCAGATTGGCTTGCGCGACTTCCGGCGCCTGCTCCAGCCGTCCCGCGGCGCCCGGCCACCAGTCCGCCAGGTCGAGACAATCGCCCTCTGCCACCTGATCGCCAGGCGCGAGTAAGTTGAGCCCGCCGGGAATGATCCTCTGAGTCTGGAGCTTATAACTCACATTCCCGCCCCGTAGTAAGCCGTGAAAATCTGCTCGTACATCGCCATTCGCCCTCGACAGTGAGCTGCGATATCGGGAGACTCGATCTCCGATTCCCGCCCGTAGGCTTCCGCCAGGACGCACATTGCGAGATAGCCCTTGATCGGCGGAGGAGCCGCTACCAGCGTGTTTTGCCTCCCTGCGTCGAGCGTGTCCGGGTAGCCCACATAGATGATTGGGATCGGATCATCGTCGGCGTCCGGAACTGGCGCCAGGCCGATCGTCGTCGCGCCCTGCAGGTCCTCATACCAGCGCTGCGGAATTCCGCGCGTCGTTTGATAATCTTCGTCGAGCGCTTCCAGTTCCATCGTTCCTGAAGGGCGAAGGGGCGCCGGTGCCGCATGCGCGGCGAGATCCGTGTAGCTCACGTGCAGAGTCGCGATGTGCCGGTCCGGGAGCGTGTAAGTCGCCTGCTCACTGATCGAGACGAGCGATTCATCCCGCCCCACGAAGACGCACGCCACCCGCGCCAGGCGCTTCAAGGCTTCGTCCATCCACTGGATCAGATCGCCCTCGGTCCAGAACACCAGGTCCGCTCGGGAGCCCGCGTGCAGCGTCCACAAGAGGCCGTCGATCACTTGTGTGGTGTCGAGGCTCCCGTCTGCTGTCTCGCCGGCGACTCCGCCCGGAAGGAGTGATCCCCACAGGATGGTATTCGGCAAGCTCATTGCGAGAGGTCCACCCAGCGCGTTCCGTCATAGAGGAGCGCGATCGCGCCCGTGGCCGCATACGCCGTGCCGATGTTATTGGCCACATTCCGCGAGCTTTTGATATCCACGAGGCCGCCCGCGTTGAAATTGAACTGGTTGCCCCCCGCCTGCAGCGTGTGGGCAAGCTGCACGACCACTCTCAGCCCCGCGGCGAGAGGCACCGCCACGCCGGCGCCGTCGAGCAGCGCGCCGACGATGGCGTTGTTGGCTCCGGTCTCCGAGGCGATGTAATTCTCTTTGCCGACCGTGGTGAAGCTGGCCGCATCCACCCACTCCGTCCCGTCGTAAGTCAGAGTGATGGTGCCCGTGGCCGCGTAGCCGGTCGTCAGATCGTTGGATACGTTGTGCGCGCTTTTGATCGCGACCGCCCCGCCGCCGTTCAGGTTGAAGGTGTTGCTGCCGGCGCGCAGCGTGTGGGCCAACTGCACCACCACGCGCAGGCCTGCCGCCAAAGCTACCGCCGTTCCCGCCGCATCGAGCAGCGCGCCCGCGATCGCGTTATTGGCCCCGGTCTCGCTGGCGACGTAATTCTCGGTAGGCGAGAACTTGGAAAGCTCCAGCCAGCGGGTTCCGTCGTAGAGCAGCGTAATGACGCCGGTCGCGGCATAGGCCGTGTTGATGTTGGTGGCGACGTTGTGCGCGCTCTTGATGGCCAGGGCGCCGCCGGCGTTGAAGTCGAACGTGTTGGCTCCGGCTCGCAGCGCGTGCGCCAGTTTCACGACTTCTTTGAGGCCCGCGGTCAAGGGAACCGCGACGCCTGCCGCATCGAGCAGTGCGCCCGCGATCGCGTTAGCCGCCCCGCTTTCAGTCGCGATGTAATTTTCGGTCGTCTTGCTGGTGAGGTTGGTCGAGGAGAGCTTCGCCGCTACAACTGTGGGATCGTTGCCGCTGTTCAGCGGGGTGAGAATTCCCTGGTTTCCCCAGCGGTCGAGCTTAGTGACGGTGGCCGGCCACGTGATGCTGTAGCCCACCGCCTTGGTGCGCGTGACGCTGTGCCACTCATCCGTCGCCAGAGAGACCGCGATGCCTGAGCCGCTCGTTAGCGGAGTAACCAGCAGCTTGTCGATCGACGCCTGCACCGACGCCCCCGCACTCACCACCGGATTTCCGTACGCGACGGTCGGATCTTTCCAGACCTTCATATTGGAAATATTCAAATTCACCTTGCCCGCATACGGGGCCAAGATGCTGGCATCCACAGTGCTGTGATCTCCGGCGTACATGCGGACTTCCGAATCGGTGATATCCAATGAGGGGACGGCGCCCGTAGCGCCGGATGCCACCGCAGCGTTAGCGACGAAGGAAAACGTCGGCCCCGATCCCTGGCTATTGATCACCATGTGCTCCAGGGAAACCACAGACCCCCCCGCTATGGCCATCGCGGACGCGCTTCCCGTGCTGAGAATATAGGTGCCCTTGAACGACGCGT